TTTACTTTTAAATCTATTTGATTTAAAAGTTGTACTTGTACATTGCTTGAGCCACACTTCTCACATTGTAGTAAACTTTGATTTTCCATAAATCCTCCAAAAAATAAAATTTATATTAATTTAAAATTAATATTTTATTAAAATACTTTTCTTACTGAAAATTCCGGTAAAAAATTTATTATATAATTTTCAACCTCAATAGTATCATAACCAAATCTATTTTTATAATATTCAAAAGTTTTACATAAAAAATCGTGAGTTATATTCTCACATTCTAAAACTTCCCATTCTTCATATTCCCATAATTTATATTGAGCAAGTTTATGAAGCGGGACAACTTCTCTATAACTCCAAGCATCTGCAAAAAATTCTTGTAAATCTTTACATTGATGTTCAAGTAGGTTATTTCCATCAAGAGTAAAATGATGACCGAGTTCATGACCTAATACTTCATTATATTTTTCTTCTTGTATAATTGTATTAATTAAAACTGTATTATCAGAGTATAAACCCTCTATTTTAGAATTTTCCATATATTTTTCTACTATCTCAATATCATTACTTTTTGCAATATCTAAAAGTCTATCTGATTTTTTCATTTATTATATCCTCAAGTTATAAATAAAATTGTTATATAAACGAAAAAAGACCCCTAAGGGTCTTTTTCATCTAGTAGCAATCCTAAAGATTGCTGGATCAACAAAATTTATGTGAAGATGCCAAATACATCTTCGGATACAAATATTATACCCCTTTTTTACATATAAGTCAAATATTTTTATATTAAAATTTAAAAAAATGTTCTAAAAATTTATTTATGTAGTTCATTATATCATCAGAAACTACTACATTATATAATGGACTTAGTTCATTTAATGGGTCTCTAACTCTCATTTTTGAAATAGTAGTGATTTGATTAATTTTAGCAAAAGAACCTTTTTTCATTTTTTTAGATTTATTTAAACAATTATAAGCTTGAATTCGACGTTTTTCTAATTTTTCAAAATCAATTTTACCCTTTAAATCTATAGCGATTGGAAATTCCGTATGTTCATCTTCAATATTTATATTAGAAAGTATTTCTGGAAGTTTATTAATCTCATTTTGTATATCATTAAGTAAAAGCATTGCTTTTTCAGTTAAAATATTATAAATTTCTGCACCCAAAAACAGTTCATAAGTATGCAAATCTTTTTTAGTTTTGTTTGCTTTCATTGATGATAAAGGAAGTATAGTTAGATTTGAATTCCTTTTTGTATCATTAGGAGTTAAAACAATTCCATAATGAACACCACCATATTCTGTTCCTATATTAAATCCTAAATTTACTTCAACGATTGAGCCTTTTTTATATACAGGTAAAAATTTAGGATTGAAAGATTTTTCTTGCTTTAAATATTTTTTATAATCACTTAACCAATAAGTTAAATTAACAGCTTTTTTATATTTATCCTTCATATTTACGTCTTTTGAAAGTTCATCAACAAAATTTTCAAAATCTCTAAATACTGAAGATTTGAAATTTAGAAATTCTTCTTTATTTTCTTCTTTTTTATAATCCATAATCCTATTTCTCTTTATTTTTATTTTTTTGTTTTACATAGTTTATAAAATTTTGAATTTCATTTAGATCATCTTCTGAAAATTCGTCTCCCTCAAAATGTGCAGCAATTCTATTAATGCCGGAGAAGTCTAAATCTTCAACTGACTTTAATTCTTTTGAATTTTCTTCCCATCCCATAAGATATTCAGGAGTTGTTTTTAAAACTTTTGCAAATTCAGATACTTTTGAAATACTTAAATCAACTTTTCCGTTTTCAATTTTTGCTATTGAAGACCTATCTTTATATCCTGTTTTAGAAGCAAGTTCATCTTGAGACATTCCTAACAAAAGTCTTCTTTGTTTTATTTTTAAGTATATATCCATAAAAAAACCACCTTTTTTAATATTATACTATTAATGTTAAAAAAAATCAACATTTTTATAAAAAAATGTTGACAATATTTCACGTAAGTGATATACTTTACATAAAGTGATTTTAATTCACGTTGAAAAGAGGTGATGAAGAATGATAGATTTAGAGAAATTAAGGAATTTAATAGATGATAGTGGATTAAAAATGAATTTTATAGCTAGTGAGCTGAATTTATCAAGAGAAAGCTTATACCATAAACTTGAGGGAAAAACGGAATTCAAAGTTTCAGAAGTACAAAAGCTAACAAGAGTATTAAATATGAGTAATGATATGAGGAATATCATTTTTTTTAAAAATTAATAGTGAATTTAATTCACTAGAAAGGAGAAAGATATGGAGAAAAGAGAAGGAATAAAATTAGGAGTAGATGGAAGAAAAAAAGAAAAAAAGGATAATGAATTAGATTTAGAAAATTTCAATTCAAAATCCCCTGAAGTAAGATTTATCAAAATAATAGATTTAGTTGGAATTATAAACGAAATTACAAAAAGTGAATGGGAGATAGTAAAAATAGTAATAGATGATAGGTTTAAATAGAATTTTTAATATATTCAGATATTAACATTGTAGATATTTGAAAAATAGAATTTAAGCCTGAAACACCTAGTTTACTAGATTTATTTTTTACTTTTTCCCATACGGATTGTGGACGAATTGAGTCAAGAAAATTATGTCCTTGAATAGTAATATCGTATATGACGCATGAATAAAAAGTTATATTATCAGCACTAACAATATGCATATCTACAAAATCTGCTTCATCTAATTTTAATAAAGAATATTCAATATCTTCTTTACTATAATCAGTTAGATTGTTTATTAGTTCTTTATGCATCATATATTTATCTAATTTTAAATTACTTTCAAGATATAGAAGTATATCACGTATGCAGTCTTGATTTAATTTCATAATCACACCCCCTTTCTAACTAGATTATAACACAAAAGGGGAGAGAAACAAAAAGAAAGGAGAAATACTTATGAAAGAAAATAGAATTTCAATTCAAGAAGCTGCAGAGATGATGGGAGTTACTCTCACATTTTTGAGAGAGGGAATTGCAAGAGGAAAGTTTTCTTTTGGTATTTCAATGACATTGAAAGAGAAAGGAAAGCGAAGAACATTTTATATAAACAAGAAACAATTCTATGAATATTTAGGTCTTAAAGAAGAGGTTGAATATGAACAATAAAGAATCTATTGCAGAAACAAGCAAGTTAAAACTTGTAAAAACAAAACTTGTTAATGGCTATTATTTTGAAATTTTTACAAAAAGAAAAAACGGATATGGTGTATGTTGTTTTCTAAGTAGAGATGAAGAAGAGACAAGAAAGAAATTTGAAAAGTTGAAGAGTGAAATGGTGTAGGTTATGAGTAGTGCAGAAGAGTTGAGAGAAAATCTAAAAGAATTTCAAAGAACTTTATCAGAAGAAATTTTAAATGAATTAAAAGAAATAGTTTATCATAAAAGACTAAAATTTGTTCAAGAAAATTTTTGGGAAGTTGGATCTATAGAATTTAACTCAGCAAGTTTGGAAGATTATATACCAGCTTATGAGCAATTAGGACTAAATAAAAATAAGACATATAAAGATTTGAAGTTTATAAAAAACGAAACTAAAAAGATAATATGTTGTCTAATAGAAAGAGGTATAAGGTGATGAATGAAACCAAAACACTCAAACAATTAGGTTGGAAGATATACAAGAAGAGACAAAATCAAATAATTTATCAAAAATATAGTAGTGAAAATCTTCTTATAGTTCGCAAGAGTGAAAAATATGTAGAATTAAAAAATATACACTCACTAACCTTTGATGAGTTCGAAGCAATAAAACTTGCATATAAAGAATTCACTTATGGAGAATTTGTAAAAAAAGAATTAAAGAAAAATAGAAAAGAAATAGAGGAGATGAAAAGAGATGGTAAAAAGTTATGATGATTTTAGTGCTTCAACAAAATTAGAAAGCTTCGTTGATTATAGCAAAATTAAAGAAAGTACAATAGAAAAAATATCAAATTTAACTGAAAAAGAGACTATAGAAATAGAAGATATAGAAGATATAGAAGAAAAAGAAAACAATATATTTTTTAAAGGTTGTATGTGCGGGATGTTATTTGCATTTGCATTAATGCTTTTTGCAATGAATTTTATAAAAGAACTTATGTACTAAAAATATTGGAGAGGAAGAGGAACCGAAGAAGAACTTATGAATAATGTAAATTTAATAGGAAGACTAACAAATGCTGTAGATTTTAGATATAGTCAAGCACAAAATCCATACTGCTTTTTTACAATTGCAGTTGACAGAGGATTATCGAAAGAGAAAAAAGAAGAACTTCAAGCAATGAATAAACAAACAGCAGATTTTATAAGAATTGTTGTTTACGGAGTAATGGCTGAAAATTGCAAAAAGTTTTTGAAAAAAGGAAGGAACGTAGCAATTCAAGGAAGTATTCATACAGGAAGCTATGTTGCAGATGATGGGCAGAGAAAATATACATTTGATATTGTTCCAGAAAAAGTACAATTTATAGATTGGGGAGATAGCAAAGAAAAAGAAACAGATTCTTTTGATAATTGGGATGTAGGATTTGAAGAGACAAAGGATGAAGAAATTCCATTTTAGGAGTAGAAATGAAAGAGTTTAACAATAGAGATATTGCTGATAAGTTTGCAGAGTATATTACAGGTCAAGAACTTAGAAAGTATTTAGCAGAAAAAGTAAAAAAGTATGTTGGAGAAGATATTACAGTTTTTGATGGAGCAGTTGGAAGCGGTCAGCTAGAACAACATATAAAACCTAAATGGATATATGGAGTAGAAATTCAAAAAAATGCTTGTGATGTTTTTAAAGAAAATTATCCGGATTCAGATATTTCAAATATAAGTTTCTTTAATTATGAAAGCGACGTTAAAGCAGATTGTATAGTTATGAATTATCCTTTTTCTTTGAAGTTTAAAGATTTAAGCGAAGAAGAGCAAAAGAATATTCAAAAAGATTTCTCTTTTAAAAAATCGGGAGTAGTTGATGATATTTTCATTTTAAAATCTTTGAAATATAGTAAGAGATTTGGATTTTATATTTGTTTTCCAGGTATTGCTTATAGAAAGACGGAAAAAGATTTTAGAAATTATTTAAAAAATACAGTAAAAGAATTAAACATTATTGAAAATGCTTTTGAAGATACATCAATACCAGTTCTATTTTTGATTATTGATAAAGAAAAGACAGATATTGAAGTCATAAAAGAGATATACGATTGTAAAACTAAAAGCACCATACACAGTGAACTCTGTAAAGACATTGAGGATAGTTGGAGAATACCTGTAAAAGAACAAGAAAAAGAAGAAATTGATATTGAAGCACTTGAAAAAGAGATAGCAATATCAAAAAAGAGGAGAAGGAAGTTAGAAGATAAAATTGATAGATTTATTGCAGAAGAAATAAAGCCGTTTTTGTCCGGAACAAAAAGAGAAGATAAAGAAGATAAACAATTAAGTATTTTTGATTAGGAGTTAAATTATGATAATAATTTCAGAAGATGAAAGGATTATAATCTTTTTAGAAAGAGAAAAAATAAGAACTATAAATATTCATTCTAGTAAGAAAAAAATAATGGCATCATATTTTGATCCAGTAAGTAGAGATATTATTTTAGGAGAATATGATAGTTCAAAAAAATGTGAAAGAGCATTTTGGTTTTTAATTTTAGCTTTAGAAGATGATAAAGAAATATTTAGAATGCCTAAAAACAATGATGATATTTTAAATACACAATTATTTCAAAATGGTAAATCAAAAAGGACACATTATGAAATGATAGGAAAAACAAAATAAGAAAGGAAAAATAGCATGAATGTAAATATTGCAAAAAGATTAATGATGTTAGAAAGCCCAATAATTTACAAGAATATAGAGTATGAAAAAATTTATTCTTTAAATTTTATAAAAACGGATAAAGGGGTTGTATCGTGTGCTGAACTGATAGACAAAAATAAAAATTCACTAGTAACAGTATTTTTAAAAGATATTGAGACAGAAATTAATTTAAGAAATGAAGACGTAAATATTGAAGAAGAACACTTTCAAGAATTGATGAAAGAACTTCGCAGGAGTGCTATACCTGCAGTTAACTGTCTAGGATTTGGAGACTATAAAAAATCATTAGGATTTATAAGAACATTACTAAGAGTATT